ATTTATGTTGATGATAATTATACTTCCAACAAAAAAATCAAAGAAACAATAGAAAAAATATTAGACCCTGTTAGTGGAATGCATTTAGAAAAGGAGTTGGGATTATGTCTTTGATGGCTTGGGCTAAACAAATAGCTGAGACAAATGAAGAAATGATTTTGCTTTTAACAATTTTAGACAAAGATACGGAGGAGATAAGAAAATGACAAGAGACAAATGTTTTATCTGCGATGATAAGAGTTGGTACATTGACATGAACGGACAATGGATTATGTGTCCTCGTTGTGACTTATTGAATCAAGCTCGTTCAGTAATGGAACTGGAACGCTTGGAGCTAATAAAATGAGTGTTGAACGATTGGAACGAGTGATACAACGTTTACGTAAACGATACCCTGGAAGACACTCCATTCTCAATACAGAGCTCGCTAGGGCTATAATGATGGAATGCGGTACTACTCCTATAACTATTACGAACAACCGTAAGGCGTTGATTAAGATAGGTTTGATAAAGACTCAAGGTAAACGACGGGTGCGTCTTACTGATGTTGATATAACAGGTGATTATCCTTGAATGATAAAAAATGTGTTGCTACTCCTGGCCGTGAACTACGGCCGTCTTGTCCTTTTGAGGCTTATTCTTCTCTCTTGCGACCTGTTGTAAGGTCTTGTCTCGGTAAAAAGCCGTTCCGCCTTTTGACTTCCTGCGCCGACCAATGGTTCGGCTTGAAATCCTGCGCTCAACAACATAATAGTCGGGAAGTGTGGGGCTGTTCGCCTTCTTACCACACTCACCACTTTGGTGGTTACCCGTCGATTTTGTTGTTTCCCTTGGACGAGGCCATTCATATGCGCGCTCACTCTTCGCGCGCTCGACGACTACGTCTTGGCGGCATTCCCTCCCTCCTCCCTGCCGCCTTGATGGATATGCAGTCGCTTCGCTCCTGCTGGCGGGGCCTTCGGCCCCGCCCTGCGGGGCGTGTTCATGTTGTGTATGTGTATGGTTGCGAATCTGATAGGTTGGGGTTTGGTTGGGTGGGTAGGACTCCAAATATTTTGTTTGAAAATATTTGGGTGCATGGTAAATTTCTTGGTTTCTCTGGTGGTGTGTGCTTGTGAGGCTTGTTTGGGATAAGTGGCAGGAGCAGGTTCTTGCTCATGAGGGTAATTGTACTATTCGTGCTGGTCGTCAGGTTGGTAAGTCTGAGGTTATTAGTGAGAAGGCTGTTCGTTTTGCTTTGGGTAATCCTGGTACTAGTACTATGATTATTGCTGCTTCTCAGCGTCAGTCTTCTTTGTTGTTTGAGAAGGTTGTTGCTAAGCTTTCTGAGTTGTCGGATGTTTTTCTTGATAAGCCTACTATGACTAAGGCTTTGTTGAAGAATGGTTCTCGTATTTATTGTATGCCTACTGGTCGTACGGGTTATTTTATTCGTGGTTATACTATTGACCTCTTGATTGCTGATGAGGCTGCTTTTATTCCTGAGACTGTTTGGTTGGCTATTACTCCTATGATTGCCGTGTCGCGTAAGGCTCGTGGTATGGGTTTTATTGTTCTTCTCTCGACTCCTTTTGGTAAGGGTGGTTATTTCTTTGATAGTTTTTTGAATGATTCTTTTCGTTCTTGGCATGTTTCGGCTGAGGATTGTCGTCGTATTCCTAAGGATCATTTGCGTCAGGAGCGTCAGCGTATGTCTAAGCAGCAGTATGCTCAGGAGTATCTTGGTGAGTTTATTGATGAGTATCGTCAGTTCTTCCCGACTCAGCTTATTAAGGAGCGAATGACTTTTATAGAGTGGGGTCTTAGTGAACGTGTGCCTGGTAGTCGGTTCTATCTGGGGGTTGATATTGCTCGGTACGGTGGTGATGAGAATGCTTTCATTGTTTGTGAGATGGTTGGTAACTCACTCAAGATTGTTAAGTGTGTTACTACTAGTCGTGTCAGTACTACTGATACCATTGGTCGTATTGTTGTTATTGATGAACTCTATCATTTTAATAAAATTTTTGTTGATGATGCTGGTGTTGGTGGTGGTGTTACTGATGTTCTTATTGAGCGGTTTGGTCGGCGAGTTATGGGAGTTAATAATGCTTCGCGGCGGTTAGTTGTTCAGGGTGAGGAGAAGAAGCGTGGTATTTTGAAGGAGGATCTTTATAGTAATGCTCTTTTGTTGTTGGAGACTAAGCGTGTTGAGCTCATCTCTGATCTCTCTTTGTTGCGTAGTCTTAAGAGTATTACTTATGAGTATTCTGAGTCTGGTCGTGTTAAGATTGGTGGTGCTTATTCTCATTTGGCTGAGGCTTTGGTTCGTGCTGTTTGGTGTGTTAAGGAGCGGGGGCTTGACTTATATGTTTTTTAGGAAGGTTTTTATAATAGCTTCCCGTGGGGGGTTTTATCATGGCTGACGAAGGAATTTTTGCTACTACGGTGGAGGTTGGTTATCTTGCGGGTGCTAATGCGAGCGCTACTTCTAATTCTGAGGCTTACATCAATTTTTATCTTACTTGTGCTGAGTCCCTCATTAATAATGTTTGTCGTTATAACTTCTCTGATAATTATGCTGGTTTGAATGTTGATGTTAAGGGTTCTTTGAAGGATTGTGCTGCTAGTCTTGCGGCGGTTGATGTTATTACTTTTGATATGTCTGGTTTTACTTCTCGTACTGAGGCTGAGGATATGATTAATGTTCTTCGTGATAAGGCTCTTAGGGTTCTTAGTATTCTTCGTGATCAGAAGGTTCAGGATTTTATGGTGAACGCTTAAAATGGCATTATCAACCAGCTTAACACCTTACTATAAATTAGATACTAATAATGCTACTCAGCCTGACGCGACTGTTACTGGTAATGATGGGGCTGTTACTGGGGCTACTTACACTGCTTCTGGTAAGATTAGTGGGGCGTACGTTTTTGATGGTAATGATTATATTAAGCCTGGTACTAATCTTGCTTATGGTAGTAGTAGTTGGACGTTTCAGTTTTGGTTTAAGACAGGTTCGGCTAATAATATGCGTTTTGCTGTTGGTTATAACATCCCTGATATTGTTAGTGTTGGTATTAATGCTGGCGTATTAGGCATTTATGTTCGTGATGGCGGCGGTGATAATGATTCTTATACGCTTACTGATGCTACTGATTGGGCTGATGATAGTTGGCATCATGTAGTTTTCAGGTTTGATATTGTTGCTCAGGAGCTTGAGATTTGGGTTGATGGTAATGATGAGACTAATTCTCAGACTGTTAATGGGACTATTTCTAATCTTAGTACTGCTGGGGCTACTTATTTTGGTTATGATTATGTTAATTCTCGTCAGGGATTTATTGGTACTATTGATGAAATAGCTTTTTGGAAGAGGGCTATTAGTGATGCTGAGATTACTGAGTTATATAATAGTGGAGATGGATTACAATACCCTTTTGTTTCTATCACTCTTGCGATTACGGCTCCTAATGGTGGTGAGTCTTATGTTCAGGATAGGGTTCGTAGTGTTACTTGGACTGATTCTGGTGCCGTGGCTAATGTTAAGTTGGAGTATTCTGATGATGATGGTGTTAGCTATGTTGATATTGTTGCTTCGACGGTTAATGATGGTAGTTATGATTGGACTGTTCCTGGTGTTAATACTGTTCTTGGGCTTGTTCGTGTATCTGATGTTCTTGACGTTGCTAATGTTGATGTTTCTGATGCTGTCTTCAATATTATCTCTCCTCCTAGTCAGGTGACTGGTGGTACTAGTTTTCCTCTTCAGTCTTGGTTGAAGCTCGCCTTGTTGTTGGAGAACGCTTTTCATGGTGTATTGGAGTGGTCTAATACTATGATAAAAGATTTTGGTTGGATGAGTCGTTATCCTCAGATTGTGTCTGACTTCGGTGCTAAAGTAGTGAAGGTTCATGATGGTGACACTATAACCTTGCGAACCTCTTTCCGTGATTTTGATTTTCCTCTTCGTATAATGGGGATTGATGCTCCTGAGTTGAATGAGGGGGGCCAAGAAGCTCAGGCTTGGCTTGAGAAGCGTCTCCTCGGTCAACAAGTAGTGGTTGGTGTTAATCCAGATAATCGTGTTGGTAAGTACGGCCGTCTCATCGGCTCGGTTTATCAAGGCGGGTTTGATGTGGCTGATGAGATGCTTATGATGGGCTTGGTGGCTCGTTTCGGCCAAAAAGGAATCTTTGATATTCCTAGTTTTCCTAAGTTGATGAAGAACGCTGAGGTGCCTTATTTATGACTAAATTGTTTGAGAAGGAGCCTTTTCCTCAGGATACTGGTCGCCTTGCTGAGCGTTGGCAACAAGACGGTAGCGAGTTACAACATGTTTGGTTAGACCACACTGGTGATGGGTCTTTGTTCACTGTTAGTGCTAATAAGAGGGCTTTTTACGTGGTTAGTATGGTTGTTAGACAAAAAGTTGGTAGTGGGGCTTGTTACATTGATGTTACTGATGGGGTGGGTGGTGATGATGTGATTGTTTATCGACAGGTGGCTGATGGTGGTACTGTAAGTCTGACTTTTGACCCGCCAGCTAAGTTTGAGAATAGTGTTTATGTTACTAAGCAAACTGCTACCGCGATTGATTTTCGTAATAATTTTGGTACTGGGGTTCATCTTGAGGGGTGGGAGGAAGGATGACTCGTAAGATTGTTAGTTATGAGGCTAGTGGTAATATGATTCAGTACGTTGATGATAGTGGCGGCTATTATGCTTATCGTGATAATAAGTTTTCTTGTTTGGCTGAGGTCGAGGTTGAGGTTAATCGTAAGGCTGTTAAGATTGTTAAGCCTAAAAAGAAAGATTTATTAGTGGCTGACCTCATAAAAGAGGGTGTGAAGGAAATTAAAGCAATAGAAAAAGAATTACCTGAGGCCTCTTTATGACTGAGCTTAACATGGGCAGTAGTGTTGCTTCTGACTTGACGAACAGCATGGTTGATTACAGTGTTGGTTCTCAGTCTACTGATGGCGTTCCTAGTAGTGGTGAGCTTCGTTGGACTATGCCTGATTGGGAGAAAAACCTAGGCTATTACAAACAAATTCCTGAGTTGCAGACGGCTATTGATGCTAAGGCCTTATGGACTATGGGTGCAGGCTTTGAGGCTGAGCCTCAGACAGAGTTAATATTAAGTACTATTAAGGGTCATGGCAAGGACAGTTTCAATGACATATTATCTAACATGATAAGAGTTTACACGATAGGGGGTGACAGTTTTGCAGAGGTTATCCGTAATAAAAAGAGCGATTTGATTAATCTTAAACCTCTTGACCCTTCTACTATCACTATAATTTATTCAAAGAAAGGACGTATCATTCGTTACGAACAAACGTCTAAGGGCGTTCCTAACAAGAAGTTTAAGCCTCAAGAAATATTTCATCTTTCTAGGAAGCGTATCGCTGATGAGGTGCACGGCATCAGCGTAGTCCCATCTGTTGAGTTCATCATTAAAGCTCGTAACGAGGCGATGAACGATTATAAAACGGTGCTTCATCGTAACGTTTTCCCATTGTGGATTTTTCACATCGACCATGATGACACGACAAAGATTGCCGCTTTTAAGACTAAGATGGACTCGGCCCGTGCTAATGGTGAGAACATGTACATTCCAAAAGGCACTGTCGAGCCAGAAGTAGTCGGTGTTCCGCCTAATGCTAACATGAACCCAATGGCTTGGATTGAAAAGCTTAACGATTATTTCTTCCAAGGCGTCATGGTTCCTCAGATTATTATCGGTCAGGGTAAGGAGTTCACTGACGCAAGTGGCAAGATTACTTATCTTGCTTTCGAACAATCTGTTAAGGGTGAGCAGTTGTATGTTGAGGAGCAAGTCCTTGGTCAGTTGAACCTTGAGATTGCGCTCACGTTCCCGGCTACTTTACAGAATGAGATGATTAGTAGTCGTGACAAAGACTCTGAATTACAAGCATCCCAACCTAACGATACTACTGCAGAGATGGAGGGAAACACATGAAGAACAACATTCCTAAAGAAATTGTTATTACGGGCTTATTATGTTTGACCGCTCTTGAGGTCATGGCGTTGTATCATGGCATCAATGGTACACTATTCACTATAGTCGTTGGCGTGATAGCTATGAGCATTGGAGTAGTCATTCCTACGCCGAAGGTAAAATAATATGAGTGATTATCAGAAACGACGGAAGCTTGATTATCAAGACCGACGAAAGAAAGGTGCGGCTACTAGGCGGGCGGCTGGTAACGCTAGCCGTGCGAGTGCTCGTAAAGGCAGTGGTACTAAGAAGGGTATCACTGTCAAGAAGGGCACGGTGACTAAAGGTCACAACTTTAACGTGCAAACAGAGAGTGGTATGCGTCACGTTGATAGTCTTACTCCCCCTAAAAATCTTAGGTCTCCTGATAATAGTATCACCGCAGCACCAACACAACAAAGTATTACTAATCCTGCTTATGATCCTAGTGGTAAAAGAATACCCACCCCTACTGACCCATTGACTAATCCTACCGCGCCCACAGTGGCTAATCTTGAAAGGATGAAAGCGGAACAGGCTCAAGCAGCTGTTCAAGAATCCCCCTCACCTCTTCCCTCTGATCCAGCCGCTCCTACGGCTGGTGACGAGGGTTTATGGGGAGGAAGAAGTATTGAACCGGACAACCAACGTTTAGACCTTAATCCTATGAATCTTATACCGGGCTTTAAAGATTTTTCCCAAGGAATAGGACAAGGATTCTTTGGTCGCGCACAAGACAAAGCTGGTAGAGATATACAAACAAGTTCAACAGGGCGACAAATAGGTTTCGCAGTTGGTAACGTTCTAAGCATTGGGCTTGGTGAAGGATTATTTGAAGCGATGGGTTACACTGCTAAAACGTTCAGAGCGACAAGTAGCGCTAGTAAACTTAAATTACTAAGAGAATGGCAAGTAAAATTGGCTAAGCAGTTTGGTAAGTTAGATGAGGGAGTTGATGTTTCTAAAGGTGCTAATCTTGATGATTGGGTTGTTGGTAAAGAAAATCAACAAAGATTAATAGGTGAATTGAACGAACTAGAAAAAGCGACAACAGTCCTAGAAGGACACGTTAAACAAATACAAGACACTTTTGCGGCAGGGAAAGCAGCTGTTAAAGCAGGAGCTCCAGAAGCAGACAACATCTTTTTTAAGGTCGCACAATTCGTAGAGAGAGAATTACCAGCAGTGGGAAACGCTGGTGATGAAGCATTACAAGCAGCGCAAGCAGGAAGAGTAGCAGTTAATACTGCTACTAAGAAAAAACAATTATCCCTAATAGAACGGATGATGGGAATGAAAGGGAAAACTTTAGCATGGGCTTCCGCCGCGGTGGCGACTATTGCTAGTTGGGGATGGACAGGACACCTACTGATTGATAATGTTATAGGTGGGTTTGACATCCAAATCAGAGACGCAAGGATAGCTGGCGACATGGAGACATCAGCGATGGTTCAAGCAGCTAAAGAGGATTTCTTAGATTTCAAATGGTATGACTGGGCAATATATGCTCTTCCAGGAGTGAACGTTGCAAAGGCTGCGTTCGTTGATGGAGTGATAAAACAAGCTCCCATCACTGCCAAAGCAACTAGAAATTTGTTAGAATGGGAGATGGATGGTAGTGGTGGTAATACCCCTGGTGATTGGTCATTGTATAATCAAGAGAAAATCTTAGCAGAGAAAGCGTTATTTGATTATAAGAGTGAACAAATAAAGATTAACCAAGAAGAAACACGAAAAGCTGACTTAGCTGGTGCAAAAGAATTGGCGGAGTTTCATCGACGTAATGCGATGTTACAACGACACGCAGCCAAAAAAGCAGTAGTAGAAACAGCAGCTATATGGTTGGAGTTAGCTAAACAAAAAGCTGCTCTTGATGATAGATATTATGAACAAGAATTTGGCGGAACAACTTCCACTTATGAGCCTCCTAGTAATCTTAACTTTGGGCTCATATAAAAAAATAACTAGACAAGGAGATGAAACAAATAAAATGGCAGACCTAAAAACTAGCGCGGAAGCGTTCGAGAAGAAGACGACAAAGAACATTAGCGACTTAGAAGAAGTCAGCGTAGGCATGGAATTAGTGAACAAAGTTTACAAGGAAGGCACAGAAGAACAGTACAGTATTGACGTGCTTGAAGTGGGCGACGAAGATTATCGTGTGCCGGCTAGCGTGCTAATACAATTACAAGCACTTCTTAAAGACTCTCGTATGAAAGACCTTAAAAAGATTAAGGTGTTGCGTACGGGTACAGGGTTGAACGACACTAAATACAGTGTGATCCCTCTAGGGGTGAAATAAGATGACAGAAGAAGAACAAGTCGCAGCAGAGGCTAAGTTGGACGAGCAGAAAGAAAACATTCCCGCGCCTGAGGATAACATCACCAAAGCCAACGCGGCCGCGATGAGAATGGAAGAAGCAGTCGCGGCGATGAAAACTCAGAACGACCGAACAGAAGCATTACGAGTACAAGACACACTGGGTGGAAAGGCAGACGCGACAGGAGAAAAACAGAAAGAAACACCTGAAGAATACGCTGACAAGGTGATGCGCAATGACCTATAAACCAAAAGTCCCTCGGGACTTAGGATTAAAGACTAGTAGTCCAGCAATGATATTCTGGGACGAAGTAAGGAAAGGCGCAGAACAACAACTAAAAATCGCGAGTGACGCGATGACATACCAAGGCGCAGTCATCGAGATGGCAGACAAAAAAGGAGCAAAAGCGAAAGAATTATATAATCAGACCACTAAGAAATAAGTTATGGCAGGCGCAACAGCTGTTCTAATGGTGGAAACTGAACTACCAGTTATGATGACTTGTGCTGATGCTGCAATACCTAAAGGAACAATTCTTAAATTAAGTACTCCTAATACTGTTGCGGCTACCAGCGCAGTTAATGACCTCTTTGGGGGCATCGCAGCAGAAGAAAAAATCAGTGGTGACGGAAAATTACAGATAGCAGTTTATCGAGGCGGACTCTTCAAAGTTGAAGCTGGCAGCACGGTAACGGTGGGGCTTCCTCAAGTAGTTCACCAGCTTAACGAGCTGACGAACTTGGCAGCGGGTGACCACGACCTTGGGTACGTGTTCGGCAAAGCGTTAGAATCTGCGACTGATGGACAATTCTTCTTATTCGACCTTGGACGTGGTTAAAGATGGTATATGATGGAAGCGCGGAGGCAGACATCCGCGGAATCAACATTGACAAGTTAGCGAAGGGCTTCGGCACGATAGCTAGCACTTTTAAACAGTATGTGTCGGTGAGTAAGACTAAAGCCAGGGAGATTAGATGGTACCGTAAAGGTTTAACACTAGCCACGGCGGCTAACCCATTGGACACCCCGACGACTCAAGCAATCACTAAGAGTATGATGGCGAACACATCGTTCAAGGCTAGACCTTATGTGGTCGAACAGAAGTGGGAGCGACAAACAAGTTATATCAAAAAATATTTTGTTGAGAGTCCAATGATTTCCATAGAGGATATTAAGGATAGTGACATTGACATCTTAGCTGGTAACGTGAGAGACTTAGTGCACGCGGTCGGTTTCAAAGTGGACCGTCGGATCTATGACGTCATCACAGAAGCAACCACTAGTGGCACTCCTAACCCGACAACGGTGAACTTCACCGCAGCGACTGATGGTTGGAGCACGACAGCAACATGTGACCCAATCCTTGACTTGTTAAATGCTAAGATGGAAATTACTGCGGCAGGTTATAACCCTGAAGGAGCGGTTTGTTTGATGAACCAAGCAGAAGCTAAGAGCTTATTGAATTATATTATTAGCGTGAAAGGAAGCAGTATTCCTGGACTAGCAACTGAAAAGACTAAATCTGGTGTTATCACCGGGATTCTTGGACTAAGAATCGTTAGTAGTCCTAACGCGACGACTGACTGGGTGGTCACTTTCGTTCCTGGAAGAGCGGCGAGCTGGAAATCTTTCATGCCTATCACTACGGCCGTGATTAACGAGCCTGGTATCGGTAAGAAGATTCGTATCTGGGAAGAAGGAGAAGCCATGCTGACAGACCCATTAGCAGTTCACATATTGACCGGGGCGGCATAAGATGACCGTCTCAAGTGATAACGCGAAGGTGTTATACGATCATTACAACTTGATTGGACGACCAGAAAAAGCAGAAGAACTACTACGGCGATGGCCTGAACTAAAAAGTAAGGCTAAGGCTAATGTTGAGGTTAAGCCGTCTGAACAACTGGAGGCACCTGACGATGGGAAGAAACCAAAGGGATGAACCAACAAGAGCGGCCATCACAGCATGCACGGCGACCAACGCCACCGATCAGAAACTCCCGGTGAACAGTTGTATTACAGCACTAGAAGACGCTGGTATAGTGGTGCATAACTGATAGGTTTTCTTAATGGTTTATGTGGAGAACAAGCGTAAAGAGTTACAACGGGCTTGGCCTATTACCTCTGGGCTAGGCGCGGATGATAAGCATGAGGGACGAACAACAAATCTTGTTCCTCAGACTAGTTCTAAAATTTTGTGGCGAGACAGGGCTGGCATAAGATAAAAAGACCGTTCTTTCTATACACCCCCTCGTTTCTTGTGGAACTTAAACTATTGAGTTGTTGCATAAGTATTATATAGTAGTAGTATGTATTACATATCTATAGTAGTAGTAGTAGTAGTAGAGGGACAAAAAACATGAACAAAACACACATCAACATCACAATAGACACAGACGTCTTTATAAAGTGCAAGCTAAACGAAGAAATAAACGTTAGCAAAGAATGCAACGAATTCTTAAAAAAATTGTTAGGAAACGACGATATCAAGACAAATCAGATAAAAAAAGAGGTCAAAAATCACGAAAACGAGCTCATAGTACTTAAACAAACACTAAAAAAACGTGAAGAGTTTAAAAA